AGTTTGTCATTCGTGACACTATTACTAACTATCGTGTGGTGGTGGAAGCTGAGAAAGGTATCTACAAAGCTGAGTTGTTCTTCGGTGCATCTGTTCAGTTAGCTCAGTCCGCTGAGGTATCACAGATCAACACCAAGGTGGACATCATGCAGATTGACTTAGATGCTGTAAAAGGTACTGGGTTCGTTAAAGATAAACACTCGCTCACTAACATCAAGAAGAAGGCTGCACTCGCTGCCGCCCTGAGCGCATAAGGGAGGGGAAAGGTAAATGAATGAAGATTCTATTAAAGCGACTCCTCAAAGCCCTATGCTGGGGTTATTGGCGGGTGGTCTCGGCGGTTTGGACTCTGCTCTTGGTAGCGGTGCTATATCAAATAGTCTTGGCGTTGGGCCAATGGCTCGAACACTTGAGAACATGAGCTATGGCTCACCTCCGTATCGCGGCACTGGGATGGCTACCAAGCTCACTCCTGAAGCTGTATCTGCGATGGGGGGTGCCGTTAACATGGGTGGCTTTGCACCAATTGGTACAGCTAACCGAATCGCTACTGGGCTGTTTGCAGCACCTATGATTGAGAACCAATCACTAGACTCTGTTATCCAAGGTTTGCTTAATGCACTTGGACGACAGACCAACGGTAAATAATTAACATTAGAAAGGACTCCTTATTATGGAACAATCCTTGCAGAAGTATTACGAGGAAACATTCTCGATGATGTCCACCGAAGGGTGGAAGTATCTGATTGAAGACCTCAAAAAGTTAGAAGAGAATCTAGTTAATGTTCGCACTGTGAAAGACGAACAATCATTGAACTACCGACTAGGACAGTTGGACATTCTAGATTTAATTCTTAATCGCCGACAGACTTGTGAAGATATTTACAATGACTTGGTACAAGGATCTCAGCAATGAGGAGAATGTACGAATTCAAGTGTGAAGATGGTCACATATCAGAGGCATTGGTTGATGATACCGTCAGGGAACTCTCTTGCAGAGCCTGCGGTAAACCATCAACAAGGATAGTTTCCAGTGTGAGGTGTAACTTGGAAGGCATCACAGGTGCTTTCCCCGGTGCATACCACTCATGGGAACGAAAGAGAAGTGAGAAGATGGCTCAAGTGAGTAAGAACTCCGAGTAACCATCCAATCACAGTATTAACGGGTAAATGCTTAGGCATTCACATTTCATAGTCCTATAATCTCTACGTGAGACAGGAGAAAGACAATATGGCAATTATTGAAGACGAATCGTTTGATAACAACACTGACGATACCATTGATCAAGTAACAGATGAAACCCCTGATAAGGGACAAATTCAAGAAGTTATTGAGAGTGTAATTCCTGATAAGTATAAAGACAAGTCATTAACTGACATTGTTAAGATGCACCAAGAAGCTGAGAAGATGATTGGTAGGCAAGCACAGGAGGTACATGAAGTTCGGTCATTGGCTGACCAGTTGTTGAAACGGCAACTCGAAAGCGATAAGCAACCAGAAGTTGAAAGTGCGCCCGAAGTTGATTTCTTTGAGAACCCTCAAGATTCAATTAAACGTGCAATTGAGAATAATCCCGCTGTTCTGGAGGCTAAACAAGCCAATCTTGAATTTAAACGGATGAAGACAGCACAACAGCTAGCAAGCAAACATCCTGACTTTGGCACTATTGCCAACGATACTGGATTTCAGGAGTGGGTTAAAGCTAGTCCCGTGCGTATGAGTCTGTATACCAAGGCTGATGCTGAGTTTGACTTCAGTTCTGCTGATGAACTCTTGAGCACATATAAAGAAATTAAACAGGTTCGTTCTAACAACGTACAGGATGCAGGTAAGCAACAGAAGGCACAAGCTCTACGAGCCGCTGGTGTTGATACAGGTGGTTCTGGCGAAGTTACAAAGAAAGTATATCGTCGTGCGGATTTAATCCGTCTTAAGATGACCGACCCTGATCGTTATGAGCAACTCCAACCTGAAATTATGAGTGCTTATGCGGATGGTCGAGTCAAATAATCAAATCAATTTAGAAATTATTGGAGTATATTATGCCTTTAGGTACTGGACATCAAACAATTACAACTGCTGACAAGTTTATCCCCGAAGTATGGTCTGACGAGATTATCGCCACATACAAGAAGAACTTGGTCGCAGCTAACCTCATCAAGAAGATGAACTTCGTTGGTAAGAAGGGCGATACCGTCCACTTGCCTAAACCCGGTCGTATGAATGCTAACCAGAAGGTTGCTCAAACTCAAGTGGTGCTCAACACTGACACCGCCACTGAAACTCTGGTGAGCATTAACCAACACTGGGAAGCTTCGGTTCTGATCGAAGACATCGTGGAAGCACAAGCTCTGGCTTCTATGCGTCAGTTCTACACTGATGACATGGGCTATGCTTTGGCTCGTAAAGTGGACAGCTACATCTTGGAACTGGGTCGTAGCGTTAACGGTGGTGGCGGTACTTCTGCTTACTCCGGCGCTCTGTCTGGTGCTGATGGTACTACCGCTTATGTGGCTGGTGCTAACACTGGCGTTGGTGCTTTGACTGATGCTGCTATCCGCCGCACCATTCAGCGTCTGGACGACAACGATGTGCCTATGGATGGTCGTTTCCTGATCGTTCCTCCTTCCACACGTAACACCTTGATGGGTATCAACCGCTTTACCGAGCAAGCCTTCGTTGGTGAAGCCGGTCGTGGTAACACCATCCGTACAGGTGAAATTGGTAACGTGTACGGTATCCCCGTGTATGTCACCACCAACGCTGATACCACTAGCGGTTCCACTGCTACCCGTATCGCACTGATGGGTCACCGTGACTTCGCAGTGTTCGTTGAGCAGAAGGGTATCCGTACGCAATCACAATATAAGCAAGAATTTCTGGGTACATTGCTGACCGCTGATACATTGTTTGGCGCAGCAGAACTCCGCGATTTCTCTGCCGTGGCTCTGGCAGTTCCCGCGTAAGCGTTAAGTGAGGCCCCTTCGGGGGTCTCCTTTCTATAGTACTCGTTCCTTGAGTATTACACAAAGGAGAATTATCATCATGGCTAAATTCAAGTGTCAACACACAGGCAATATCGTAGAGTTCACAACTGAGCATGACATTCTGACCATGCAAAAGCATACTGAATACACCGAAGTACTAGACGCTCCGCTGGAAGAACCCGCTGCTGAAGAAGTAGCACCTAAGAAACGTAAAGCAATCTCTACCGAGGAATAATTGTATGACCATCTACCGAGGGCCGGGAGGAACAGGTTCTGCTTCCTCTGAAGTAGATACTACAGAATATCAAGAATTCTTAGTACAAGCACAAGCTGCTAAAGTAGCTGCTGAGGCTGCTCGTGATGCTGCTCTGGCTGCTGAGACCAATGCTGAGTTGGCGGAAACCAACGCAGAGCTTGCAGAGACAAATGCAGAGTTAGCCGAGACTAATGCAGAAGCTGCTTCAGTTACCGCTATTGCTGCTGCTGAGTCTGCTCAGGATTGGGCTACGAAGACCTCTGGCCCTGTAGCTGGTGATGAGTATTCAGCTAAGTATCATGCCTTGAATGCAGCTACAAGTGCTTCTTCGGCTGCTGCTAGTGCTGCTAGCATTGATCCTGCTAACCTAGTTCATATCACAGGTGCTGAGACTATCACAGGTGTTAAGACTTTCTCTAACACTATTGTAGGTTCTGTCTCGGGTAATGCGTCTAACGTGACGGGCACTGTCGCTATAGCTAATGGAGGAACAGGCGCGACAAATGCAGTAACGGCTCGGTTAAACTTAGGCGCAGGTACAGGCAACGGCTCTGTTACTTCCGTGGCTACAGGTACTGGGTTGTCCGGAGGGCCTATAACCACCACAGGTACGGTATCTTTGGCTAATACAGCAGTTACAGCAGGTTCGTACACATATGCCAGTATTACCGTTGATTCACAAGGACGATTAACATCAGCTTCTTCGGGAGCCTCTCCTAGCGCTTTTCCATCAGGCACAGCAATGATGTTCGTGCAAACGGCTGCGCCAACCGGCTGGACAAAATCAACAACCCATGACAACAAAGCCCTGCGGGTTGTGTCTGGAACTGCAAGTTCTGGCGGTAGCGTAGCGTTTACGACCGCGTTTGCTTCTGGGCTTTCTGCTGGCGCAACCACACTGACTATCGCGCAGATTCCAAGCCACAGCCACACAGCAGCAACTTCAACCAACCTTAACCAATCAACACTTTATATGCAATATTCATTAAAAAACGCGGCAGACGGCGGGACATGGACTTCTAACGCAACTGGTGGCGGCGCGTCGCACAACCACAGCCTGCCATCTTTTGCAGTGCAATATGTTGATGTCATCATTGCCACCAAGAATTGAACATGAAGCTGGAACCAAAAGCCAACTGCCCACTGGATGGATTCAACCCGTGCCGTCAGCTTGACTGCGCTTGGTTTATGAAGGTTCGCGGCACAAACCCAAACACTGGTGAAGAGATAGACGACTACGGTTGTTCAGTCGCTTGGCTTCCAGTTTTGATGATTGAGAACAGCCAGCAGCAGCGTCAAACAGGTGCTGCCGTTGAGTCGTTCCGCAACGAGATGGTTAAGTCCAACGAAAACTCGCAGCACGTTTTACTGGCGACTATGCAGCACGCCAACCCATCAATCAAAGTAATAGAGGTGAAAGAATGAGAGTAACAATTATTCCTGAAGATGGCTCGGTTTGTGTTGACGGTGAGGGCTACAGCAACTTGAATCTTTCTTGGATTGAGGACTCTGTACATGCCATTCAATGGTACGGAGAGCGCGGAGAGATTGAGCGAAAAGACCCAACCATGGGAAAGATGACCGGCAACGAAGAAATCAATTCGCTTGAGCCTTTTCAGCTTGCACTTGATGCGTGGGCCGAAGCCAAGCAAGCCGCAGCCCAAGCCGCAACGCCTTCATCTGGTGAAATTCTCGACCCGTCAATGATCCCTCATGGTGTAAATCCGCTTTTATTGGCTGGCCCGCTTTGCACTCAGGGCAACACGCCACTTCCTACGGAGACACCTGATGCTGGTTAACGCCTTAATCTACATCGGTGTATCTCTGCTTATCACATATGCTTTGTATGTGTGGTATGCGGCAGTTATGAACATTAAGCGTGTTAAAGACATGGGCAAGCTGACTACCTTGGGTAAGGTCTTTGGCTACCCAACTCTAGTGATTGGCTTGATCTTAGACTTGCTAGTTAACTGGTTCGTTATGTCGATCATCTTGCTGGAAGTGCCGCGAGAGTTGACTGTCACAAGTCGATTGAAGCGGCATCACAAAGAGTCAACTGGTTACAGGTTAGCAGTGGTTAAGTTCTTTGAACCTGTGTTAGATCCGTTGGATCCCTCTGGTGATCATATTTGAAATACTTTATTGGAGTTACTTATAATGGCTTTGCCTACTTACCTTGAACTTGTAAATGACATTCTGGTGCGTATGCGTGAACCAGAAGTAACTACCGTTCAGGAAAACGTATTATCTAAACTTGTTGGTAGATTGGTTAATGACGCCAAGCGACAAGTAGAGGATGCCTATAACTGGAATGCTCTTACCGATACCTTGATCATTGAGACAATAGATAATACTTACGGTTATGTCTTGACTGGTACAGGTGGTCGCTTCAAGGTCATTGATGCTCAGGACATGACCAACAAGGCTGAGATTAAGCCTTTGAGCACTAAAGCTATGTCGGCTTATCTGCTCAATAACATGAATCCCGGCAGACCTATGTATTACAACTTCAACGGTGTTCACACCACTGGAGATACAAAGGTTGACTTCTATCCTGTTCCTGAGCCTGATCTGAACATCTACTTTAACCTGTACATCCCACAGGATGAACTCAAAGGTGACTCAGACACAATGCTTGCTCCTAAAGAGCCTGTAGTGTTAGGAGCCTTTGCACGAGCAGTGGTTGAACGGGGTGAGGACGGTGGTTTACCTAGCTCAGAAGCATATGCTCTGTACAAGGCTTCCTTGTCTGACTATATCGCTATTGAATCTTCACGGTACATCGAGGAAGAGACTTGGGAGGCTGTGTAAATGGCCCAGACAATACAAACATTCGCTATCACTGCTCCGGGCTTCTATGGTCTTAACACTCAGGATAGCTCACTTGATCTGGCATCAGGCTTTGCTCTTAACGCTACCAACTGTGTCATTGATCAGTATGGTCGTGTAGGTGCTCGTAAAGGCTGGACTAAGGTGAACACTGCCAGTGGTGCTCTAGGCTCTGCCGATATCACAGCCATTGGTCAGTTGGTTACCGATAACGGTTCTGAGTACACTATCTGCACAGGTAATAACAAGATATTCAAGCTGGTAGGCAATACACTTACTCAGTTGACCTACGCAGGTGGAGGAACTGCTCCATCCATCACAGCTAACAACTGGCAGATTGCCTGCCTGAATGAAGCTCTGTATTTGTTCCAAGGTGGACATGAGCCGATAGTGTTTGATCCCGCTTTGAGTACTACAGGTTATTACAAGCTCAACGATAAGACAGGACACTCAGGAACCCCCCCACAAGGTAACATTGTTCTGTCTGCTTATGGACGCTTATGGGTAGCAGACACCAACTCTGAGAAAGCTGTTGTCTATTGGTCGGATATTCTCTCTGGTCACAAGTGGTCAGGTGGTTCTACAGGTTCTTTAGATGTTACCTCTGTGTGGCCTAACGGCGCTGATAACGTGACAGGCTTGGCCTCTCACAACGGATTCTTATTCATCTTCGGTAAGAACAATATCTTGGTGTACTCGGGTGCTCAGGATGTGGTGACTACAGGAGTGTTTAAGCTATCTGATGCAGTGACAGGTATTGGTTGTATTGCTCGTGACAGTATCCAGAACACAGGCTCAGACATTATCTTCCTATCGGATACAGGTGTTCGAAGTGTCCTGCGTACCATCCAAGAGAAGTCAGCTCCCTTTAGAGACTTGTCTAAGAACGTACGTAATGACTTGATGGGAGCTGTAGCTGGCGAGGTGTTGAGTCTTATCCGCTCTGTCTACAGTCCTTATGAGTCCTTCTACTTACTGACATTACCGGGATTGAAGACAGTCTATTGCTTCGATATGAAAGCTATGCTTCAGGATGGTTCTGCTAGGGTTACAACTTGGGACAGTATCCAACCTAAGAGCTTCTGCTATCTGCGTAACCGTGACTTACTGATTGGTAAGGAAGGCTATGTTGGTAAATATACAGGACATCAGGACAACGAACTCAGCTACCGTATGCTGTATTTCACCAACCATACTGACTTAGGCGCTCCCTCAGTTACCTCAATCTTGAAGAAACTCTCTATTGTGGTTATTGGAGGTACTAACCAATATGTCACTATGAAGTGGGGATATGACTTTAAAGAGAACTTCTATTCTCAGACAAGTAAGATTCCAACACAAGGTATCTCTGAATACAACATAGCTGAGTACAACACTACTGCTGAGTATTCTGATGGTATCTCATTACAGACACTGATAGCTTATCCTACAGGTGCTGGTAAGGTTATTCAAACAGGCTACGAAGCTGATATTAATGGTGCTCCCCTGAGTATCCAGAAGATCGAGATTCAGGCCAAGAACGGGAAGATTTTATAATGACTGATTACGTTAAAAGTACTAACTTTGCTAGTAAAGATTCTCTAGCTTCAGGCAATCCTTTAAAGATTGTTAAAGGTCTTGAGATTGATATTGAGTTCAACAACATTGCAGCAGCTATTGCTACCAAATCTAACGGTATTGATACTGCTTTGACAGGTACTCCTACAGCACCTACAGCAGCAGCAGGTACTAACACCTCACAGATTGCCACTACAGCTTTCGTGACCACAGCGTTACAGTCTCTGTATCCTGTAGGTTCTATCTACATCAACGCTGGTGTTTCTACCAACCCCGCTACCTTGCTTGGCTTCGGTACTTGGACGGCCTTCGGTGCAGGTCGAGTCATGGTAGGCTTGAACGGTAGTGATTCACTGTTTGATGCCTTGGAAGAGACTGGTGGTAGCAAGGATGCTGTTGTTGTCAGTCACAACCACACTGCTTCCACTTCGATTAGCGATCCCGGCCATCGCCATTTAACAGGTGTTGCAGGTCAAAGCGGGTTTAACAACGGCTATGGAGATGCAGGTAGTCAAGGCACTGGTTGGCGTATTGTGAACGATTACGGTACAGGTGTTAATACATATACACAGAGTGTTTCGACAGGTATTTCTGCTTCTACCTCTGTGGGAACTACAGGCTCTAGCGGTACTAACGCTAACCTTCAGCCATACATCACAGTGGCTATGTGGAAGCGGACTGCTTAATAGCATGATAGAACACCACTTTAGCGAAGGCTTATACGCCAAGCAGATGTTCATCCCTAAAGGTGCTATGGCCTGTCAGCATCAGCATAACTATGACCACCTGAGTATCTTAGCTCAAGGTAAGGTGAGAGTCTTACTGGATGACGATAAAGTAGAAGAATATACAGCCCCTGCTTGTATCAATATTGTGAAGAATGTGAACCATGTCATTGTAGCCTTGGAAGACTCTACATGGTTCTGTATTCATCAAACTGAGGAAACTGACGTGAATAAAGTAGATCAAGTTTTAATCAAAGGTGCTGAAAGCACTGTTATGAAGAAAGTAGAGGCTTAATATGCCAGCAATGTTAGTCAGCGCAGGTGCTAGTCTATTAGGTGGTATTCTCGGAGGTAACTCAGCTAAGAAAGCTGCTCAAGCCTCTGCACAAGCTCAAATTGAATCAGCCCGTATCGCTGCTGAAGCTCAGAAGTTCCGTCCAGTGGGTGTTACATCCCGCTTCGGTTCCTCTAACTTCAAGATGAATGACCAAGGTTATCTTGAGTCAGCAGGCTACAACGTAGCTCCTGATATTGCAGCCTTGCGTGATCAGTTCCTAGCTCAAGCTAGTGCTGGTGGTGCAGGCTTAGGTGCTCAAGGCTTACAAGGTGCTCAGTCACTGTTCAACTTAGGTCAGCAGTACTTAGGTACTTCCCCTGAGCAGACAGCGGCTGACTGGATGGCAAAGCAGCAGCAACTGTTGCAGCCTAGCCGAGACATGGCTCAGTCCAAGATCACTCAGAACCTGTTCAACACAGGTCGTGGTGGTTTGAGTACAGCTCAAGGTGGTAACTTAGGTAACGCTAACCCTGAGCAACAAGCTTACTACAATGCCTTGATGCAGCAAGACTTACAGTTGTCTGCTGATGCTATGGCTCAAGGACGTGCTCAGACTCAGTTCGGTGCAGGCCTGTTCGGTGAAGGTGCTAAGATTGCTACCTCGGGTTATAGCCCAATTCAGACACAGATTGGTTTGGCTTCTGAGTTGGAGAAACTTGGCCAGAGTCCTCTGGACTTAGGTGCTCAGTTGGGTGGACGTGCTGCCCAAGCGGGAGGTAACGTAGGTAACACATTGTTACAAGGTGGTTTGGGCGCTGCTAAGACAATGCAGCAAGCTAATAGCTATGATCCTTATGGCGCTGCTTTCACATCTCTTGGTAGGAACAAGGAATTAACCAGCGGAATAGCTAACTGGATGAATCCCTATGGAGGTACTCCTCAAGGTGCTTACGGTCAACAGGATCAGTACTTAGCAGGAGCGATGGCTAATCCGCAGACACAACAAGCCCGTATGCTGGCTGCCCAATGGGGCGAATAAGGAGTAACAATGGCTGATGTAATGAATAGTTTATTCGGTATGACTCCTGAGTCTATCCAGCGACAGCGTGATAATGAGTTAGAAGCCCGTGCTATGAAGTATGCCGAGCTCGATCCCTTCCAGCGAGCCACTATGAGCATCTACCAAGGTGCTGGTCAGTTAGGTAGTGCTGTGGGTGGTTTGCTTGGCGGTAGAGACCCTGAGTTGCAGCGTATCACACAGCGACAGGCACTGTTGCAACAGACTCAACCGGCAGACGCCGCTGGCTGGAGTTCATTAGGTTCTCGGTTGATGCAAGCAGGTGATATTCAAGGTGCTCAGGAAGCTTATGCTAAGGCTCAGACCCTTACAAATAGTTCAATCAAGAATGCTCTGGATACCTCAACTATGGCTTCTAATTTAGCCACAGCAGCGGGAAGACAGTTTGATATTTCCCCTGAAGGACGTGGGCAGGAACTGGCTAAGACAGGTAAGTTTACTTCTGAGAGTATTAAAAACTTTATTGCAGGCAAGGGTCAGCTCGAAGCAGTGGATAAACTGACTAAACCACAGGCTGACTTTATTGCCAAAGCAGTAGAGTTGGGTTATGGCGATAAGCCTAACTATGGCGGTTATTCGCAGGAACAGACTGCCAAAGTTAATGCTGCTTTGTTTAATGAAGATATTCAGAAAGGCAAAGCACGTTCTTCTGTTATCAATAACGAGATTAAACAAGCTCCTAACATTATTGATGCTGTTAATGCTGTAGACAAAGCTACCGAGAAAGAAGTCTCGATGCTTGACTCGGCTCGTCTTGCTAAGACACTGATCAACGAAACAGCTAAGTCTAACAACTCTCAGGCATGGGAAGCCTCACGGACAACCATTGCTAAAGCTGTGGGTGAGAGTAAACTGTCCAATGAAGACATTCGCCGTACAGGTGTTGATCCTCGGTTGGTGCAAGGTGCTCTGGATTGGGTTAACAAGAAGATTGACGGTGTCCCTAATGCTGACATCCAGAAACAACTTTTTGTGTTAGGATCGGTGCTTGAAAACGATGCCGCAGCTCGTTATGATGCTAAGGTAAAGCGTTTCCGAGGTGCTGCTGAAGCTTCTAAGTTCCCCGGCAACCCTAGTACATATTTCCCAACTGCTGCTGAACGAACAGGTGGCGCTAATGCACCAAAAGCAGTTGATTGGTCTTCATTAAAGTAAAGGATTTATATGGATGTGCGTCTGCCTAACGGCGTAATGATGAGTAACGTGCCTGATGGCACATCTAAGGATCAAATCCGTGCTACAGCTATTCGTAACGGTTTAGCTTCTGCTGCTGACTTTGGTGAGTCTTCTGACGCTGCTGCTCAGATTCCCACAGGAGGTGAGCAGACAGTAGCTCCTACCGAGATGGCTCGTGACCGTACCTATACCGAATCAGCTATTCAAGGCGCTGCTGCTGTGCCTTTTCTGGCAGGAGGTGCTAGGCTAGCTCAACTAGCTACTGGCGGGTCTAAAGCTGCTCCTTATGTGGGTCAGCTTGCTCAAGCAATTATCCCCAAAACAGGTAAACAACTGGTTGGTGAAGGTGTTTTAGGGGCTGTTTCAGGACTTGCCGGTGAGTTTGGTGCTCGTGCTGCTCCTGCTGGATATGGACAAACAGGTGAGCTTGTTGGCGGTATGCTAGGTGGTTTAGGCGCTGGTATGGCTTATGGCACTACTCGTAACATCGGTGAGTTGTCTAATGCTGGTGGTGTGTTCTCAGCCACTAAAGACTTAGCTAACCAAGTATCGCAACTGGCAGGTTCTGGTCGTGCTTCACGTCAGGCATTGACAGCATTGCAAGCTAACCCTAACTTGGCTGGTAACATTGCCCGTGCCTCTGAGATTGAACAATCTACAGGTGTGGCCCTGCCTATGCTGGCTTCGTCTAACGGAGATACCACTATCTCTAGTTACTTGCAAAGCCAGATCGCTAAGGGTGATAACTCTGCATTCACAGCTTCTTTGAAGGCTCAGTACGAGGCAGCAGAACAACAACTGTCTTCCATTAAAGGTAAGCTTGCTCCGAGCATGATGGAAGTAGATAATTATGTGAAGAAGAAGGCTACCGAAGCTGGCCAGAAGAATGCTCAGGCTGTTGCTGATGCAGCTAAGTCTACAGCTCGTCGTGAGGTAGGTTTAGAGAATATCAATAACCGTATCCTTGAACTCTCTGAAGGTCTGTCTAAAGGCCCAAGTGCTGAGGATGTTGGTGCTCGGTTAACTAACCTTATTTCAGCTAAGGAAGCTACACTCAAGCGTGAGATCAGTCCTAAGTACTCTGAGCTTATTGAGAACTCTAAGAATGCAGGTATTGTTCTTCCCGGTGAGTCTGCTAAGGCTTTGCGGGATTATGTGACAGACACGGTTAATCAGGATATTTTCAATAAGTTTCCTAAGCTGTATTCTCAGATCAAACAAGCCTTTAAACCTGAGTCTCCTGCTTCTGCTCGTATCACTGAGAAGTATCGTATTGCCAAGGATGCAGGAACCACTAAGGATGTAGATTTAACTACTCTGGATAGCTTGAAGCGTGAGACCAATGAAGCCTTGAGAAGTACTCAGAAAGGTACTGATCAATACCGGATGTTGGTTGAGCTCAAACGTCAGGTAGACGGTGCTATTGATACCGTTGATCCTGCTTTCAGCGCTCCTTATCGTGCTTTGGACAAGGAATATGCTACACGTATCGGTCTTCCCTTTAACGAAGCTGGTGTGGTGCAGGTTGATCGTGCTACATTCTTAGACAATGTAGTCCCTAAAGCCACTAAGTCCTCTGATGGTCTGAAGCAGATCATGGCTGTGGTGGGTGATTCTCCTGAAGGTATGAAGATTGTTGAAGATGCTTTCTTGTGGGACTTGAGCAAGAACAGAGCTATCATCAACACCAACACAGGCGAGATTAACCCTGCTCAGTTACAGCGTTACTTGGCTCAGAACAAGGATAAGCTTGCTCAGGTTCCGGGTTTGCGTGATCGGTTAGAAGGCTTGACAACCCGTGTAACAGAGCTGAGAGACAACCGTACTGCTATCTTGAATGCTGAGAAACAAGCTAAGATTGACAAGATTGATAACCTGTGGACACAATCCTATGGTTCTACTGACGGTATTCGTGGTGTTGTTCGGAATGCTCTGTCTAACCCGCAGCAACTGGATAACTTGTTGCAAGTAGCAGGTAAGGATGCTGTGGCTCGTGAAGGTATTAAGTCAGCTATGCTGGATGATGTCTTGAATGCTCCCGGTGATCGCTTAGAGCTGTTCAAGACTAACCAGAAAGCCTTTGAGAAGGTCTTTGGCACTCAGCAGACAAAGCTTCTTGGTGATGTCGTTGAAGCTTCGCAGCGATTGAAGGATAACCCTTTTGCCATGCGTATTAACATCAACACCATCAGTAAGTCTAAGTGGGAAGAGATGACAGGCAGCAAGGCAGCTACAACTGCTGGTGAATTCCGTAACCAGATCATGACTGCCCCTCGTGTGTTCATTAACCACTTAGGTCGATACTTCCAGAAGTCTGCCGATGATAACGAAGCTGCTGAAGTTCAGAAGTTCTTGTTGAATCCTAAGGCTCTTGAGGATGCTGCTAAGTTCATGGGTGAAGTACAGACTCGTGGCTTTACCGACAGGGCTATGGGTTTGATGGGCAAGGTAATGAAGAACAGTTCTTCCTCGTGGCTCTTCGGAGCACTCACAGGCGGTGCTGTAGGCGTACAGGAACGTGCTAAACCACCTGAGCGTCAGTTTGACCCTGCATTGATTGAAGGATATGGACAATGACATTCGCACTAAGCCAACGTAGCAAGGACAGGCTCAAAGGAGTTCATCCTGACCTAGTAAAAGTCATAGAGGAGGCTATCAAAGAGTCTCCCCTAGACTTCTCTATCTCTGAAGGACTTCGTACAAAGGAGCGCCAGAAGGTATTGTTCGATTCAGGTAAGAGTCAGACGATGAATAGCCGACATATCACAGGTCATGCCATTGACTTTGCAGTGATCAAAGACGGTGAAGTTACTTGGGATTTCAAGTACTATCAACTGGTTGCTGATCACATCAAAGAAGTGGCTAAGAAGCTGGATGTACCTGTCATCTGGGGTGGAGATTGGAAGTCCTTCCGTGATGGCCCTCATGTGGAATTGAATAGGAGTAAATATCCATGATTAACCTATTGTTACCTTTCGCAGGTAAAATCTTAGACAAGTTCTTCCCCGATCCAGCTCAAAAGGCTGAAGCTCAGGTGAAGCTTATGGAGTTAGCTCAATCAGGTGAACTCGCTAAGATGGCTAACGAGACTGATCTGTATAAGACAGAACAGAACAATGTGACTGATCGTCAGAAGGCAGACATGGCTAGTGACTCTTGGTTGTCCAAGAACATTAGACCTATGACCCTTGTGGCTATTTTCACAGGGTACTTCACCTTCGGTATCATGGATGCTAATGGCATCAAAGCTAATGAAACCTATGTCCAGTTACTTGGGCAATGGGGAATGTTAGTGATGTCCTTCTACTTCGGTGGTCGCACCTTAGAGAAGATCATGGAAATTAAAGGTAAGTAGTAACGCAAAAGGCCACTAGAGTTCACGCTCTAGTGGCCTTTTTCATTCTACCTCAACTTCTTTCACCTTCTTAACCTTAGGTGGTTTACTCAATCCACTGAGATATTTATAACGACGAGTCATTCGCTTACCTGCTTCCTCAGAGTCATACCAGAATTCTTTTCCATTCTTTAACTCCTCCAGCTCCTTAGGAGTCAGGAACCCTGTGTAAGCTTTATCTAACAGTTTGTTAATCTGCCTCGTAGCAAATTCCGTTTGTCCCTGCACATTTGGAACAGTACCAATAGAGCCATAATGAGCTGTGTGCAACATGAATTCCGCACTGTCAGCTATGTAGCACTCATCTGCCATACAAGCCAACATACTAGCAGCGCTGTATGCAGCACCAATAACCGTAACTGATACATCACCTCGACATCCTTTCATTGCTTCAATGATTTGCCAAATAGAGTCAGTACGACCGCCTGAGCTATTGACCAATAGATTAACTGAATCGTTATCACCACAAGTTGCCAAGCAGTGAATTACATCTCGGTAGTTACGAGGATCGGTAATATCATCATCAATGAACACCAAGTGTGTGTGCATCTGCTGAGTGATAGTCCTGATCAACCCTTTCTGTTGTCCTTCAGCCATCATCATAAGGTCTTCAATGTTTTCGTTGGCTTTCATTCAACCTCCTCATAAGTCATTTCAAAGATGTCCGGCTTGCAAGGATAGTGTTCGCCTTTCACGCCAGTGATGATCCAATCGCCGGGAGTGACAATGTGACCACCCTCCAGCGTGTCCACCCCAAAGACAGACATCCCACTTAACATGAACTCCCTCACGGCGGGATGGTCACCCCGTTTGAAAAACTGTGTAGCCTCAATTACTACAGGCTTTTTACGATATTTACTCATACACCATCCTCATAGTTAGTCTTGGCAATGATATAGTTCTTAACCAGTGAGCTACGAACAATATCCTCAATGTGGAACTCCACACGAATGAATTCCTTCATCTTACCTGCAATGTCAAAGAACTTCAGGATACCGGACTTGTCATCCTTCTTCTTCAGGTCAGTCTGCCTGTAATCGCCACAGAAGATGATCTTGGACTTGTCACCAACACGGGTAATGATGGTGTCCAGTTCCTCAAACGTCATGTTCTGTGTCTCATCCACGACAATGATGCTGTTAGAGAAGGTAGTACCACGAATGAACGAGGTAGACACAAACTCAATGTGTCCTTGCTCTACCAATCTATCCCATGCATCCTTGCGCTTGAACAGGTCACTACAGATCTGTCGATAAGGTTGAATGTACACCTCCATCTTCTCATCTGCATCTCCCGGTAAGAAGCCCATGTCACGACTCTGGACACTACTACGGATAATAGTCACCTTGTTGAAGGGATTGTTACGATCCA